TTGATCAATTAAGTAAAGAAGCTTGGGAAACAATCAATATTGCGACTGATCATGGCATGGTTCCAGCAAGAATCCAAGCAATTAAACTTGCCGGAGAGCTTGCAACTAAGAAGGCTCAACTGCATAAACTTCTGGGCGTTAACACTTCGGATGGGGAATATATCCAGAGAATGCAAAAAGCAGAAAATGTTAACCAGATCCTTTCTAGAGTTCTGCGAGATGTTATCTCAAAGCATCCAGAAATTGCTGATGCTGTGAGAAAAGAATTAGCAATAGCTTTTGAGATTATGGAGAAGGAAGAGGCTATTGATGTTGAGTCGGAAGAAGTTGAATCATAATTTGAGAATGCGTTTTTCGCTCTTACCTATTCATAAGATGAGAACGCAAAAATCGCCCTTACCTCATAATTTGAGAACGCAAAAATCGGCTCTACGGTATTAGGAGAATAAAAAATGACTGACTTTATGGGAATGAATCTTCGATTTGAAGATTTCGATAATTTATTAAATCAAGACGAACTTGTAGAAGTACCAGTTCCTATTGAAGTATTTGTAACTGATAAGAAATATTTAGGTTTACCAAATCTATCACCAATTCAATTAGAAATAGTCAGGCATAGCACCCAAATCTTGAAAGAGCATACACTAAAAAAGATCATGGGGGAGGAAGAAGGCGCAGAATATTATAAAAAATATACCGATAACGAAGTTATTTGTATGTTAGGTAAAGGTTCTGGTAAAGACCACTGTGCAAGAATTTCGATTGCATATACGGCTTACTTATTGCATTGCTTGAAAGACCCATTAAGTTATTTCGGTAAAGCAAATGGAGTTTATATTGATCTTCTTAACTTGGCTGTTAACGCACAGCAAGCACAAAGAGTTTTCTTTGAGCCTTTAAAGAACCTTTTGCTTAGTTCTCCTTACTTTAACCAAGTTGGTTTTGAACCAAGAGTTTCAGAAATCTTTTTCTTTAGTAGACCAGTAAGATGTTTCTCCGGTCACTCAGAAAGTGAAGGTTGGGAAGGTTATGAAGTATTAACAATTATCCTTGACGAAATTGCTGCCTTTAAAACTGACGCTGAGGTTAAGGGAGACACTAGATCAAAAGGTTCTGCATCAGCGATTTATAACATGAGTAAGTTATCTGTTATGTCTCGTTTCCCAGAAGTCGGTAAAGTTATTCTTTTGTCATTCCCTCGTTATAAGGGAGACTTTATTCAGCAGAGATTTTTTAGTTCCAGAGAAAAGGAAGAGCCAAAAACTTGGTCAATTAAAGCTGCTACTTGGGAAGTTAACCCAACCATAAAAAGAGAGCAATTGGAATCGGAATACATTAGAAATCCAATTGAAGCAAGAGCAAGATTTGAATGTGAACCACCAAATATGGAAGACGCTTACTTTAGAGATCCAGATTTGGTTAGAAAATCATTTTTGTATGGAGAGAATCCATTAGATGAAGATGGAATATATAAACCTTGGTTTAACAATCAAGATGGTCATAGAAGATTTATTCATGTTGACCTTGGATTAAAGAGAGACAGATCAGCTTTATGTATGTCTCATTGTTCTGGATTTAAAGAATTAAAAACATCAATGGGAGTTGAAACGCTTCCAGTTATTAATGTTGATTTAATTCATTCTTGGGAAGCTCAGCCGGGAGCTGAAATTAACTTTGCGTCTGTTAGACAAATGATTGTTGAACTATGTAGAAAGTTTGATGTTGCAAAAGTAACTTTTGACCGTTGGCAATCTATCGAGATGATCCAAAGTTTAAGATCTCTGGGTATTAATGCAGATTTTCATAGCGTTAAGAAAACTGATTATGACACGCTAACAGGTGCAATTTACGATACTCGTTTGCGTGGTTATTGGAATGAATTATTAGTTGAAGAAGAACTTTTGAAATTAAGATTGTTCTCAAACAATAAGATTGATCACCCAAACTCAGGAAGTAAAGACTTAGCTGATGCTTTGGCCGGTTCTGTTTATCAAAGTGTTCAATACATGGCTTTTGAGGCTGAGGTTGATATTGAGATTATTGGAACTGACTTTAAACAATTTGAAGATATGGATGAAGACAGCGATTATGGAACTGTCAAGGTATATAATCCAGATATGGAACAATTTGTTCCTGGATATTCAAAATATGAATTATCAACAGAGAATGGAGAAAAATGGCTAGAAAACCTATAACAAGTGAAGACTTAAAACCTTCTTACGATGAAGTTGTCAATGATTTATTGGCGACTGTTTCTAAGTTAATTATGGAGAATACAATTATGAAATTAACAATCAGAAAACTCGAAGGAACTCTGGAAGGCTTTTATCAAGAGTCTGATCAAGCCAAAAATGAATTTTAAAAAACTTTGCATTTTGGCACATTGTTGCGATTAGTGCTGTTAGTATGTTCATCACAGGGGCAGAAGCCCATTACATATAAAACAGTAAGGATAAAAACAATGGCACTAGAAATCACTTCAGTTGATACTTTTCCGCAGATTACTCGTACAGGTCGTACTTCTGCTGAACTTCAGCAAATTGTTGATTCATTGATGGAATCAAGCAAGACCGGCAAGACATTTGTAATTTCAAATGTTGAAGAAGGTAAGAAGTTTAACTCTTTGCAACAGCGTATTCGCACACAGGCTAAGAAGCTTGAACTTAAGGTTATGATTCATTTTAACAAGAATGAGCGTAATGTTTATTACAAGTCTGAAACCGTTGAATCAGCAAACCATGTTGTTAAGGCAAAAGATGTGAAGTCTGTTAAGACCACTACAAAGGCAAAAGCACAATAATTTAAAATAAAAAATCTAAAAGATTTTTATGACCAGTCCGTATGGGCTGGTCTTTTTTTATGTATACTCTGTGTATGACAATTTTCCACGAACAAACAATAGAAATTACACAAGAAGAAATTGAATCATGGTATCCAATGATTGCTCTTCCTTGTTACGATCAACTTATTTCTGAGCCAACAGTTATGTCTTTGATTAGAACAGTTATGCAATTTAAAGAAATCGGTTTGAAGTTTTCTATTTGCACAATGAGTGATTCATTAATTTCAAGAGCAAGAAATCAGATTGCTGCTAAGTTTTTGGCTAACAAAGAATTTACACATTTGATGTTCATTGACTGTGACCTTGGATTTTCTGGTGACGATATTATTAAGCTTTTATGGCATGATAAAGATATTATGACAGCAGCTTATCCGATTAAGAATATCGATTGGGAGTTAGTTGCTAATAATGCAAAAGCCGGTACCCCTAGTAATGAACTTATGGAAAGTTCTTTGCGCTATGTTGTGAATACAGTTAAAGCAGGTAGTGGTGATAAAGTTAGAGTTGACAAAGGTGCAATTGAAGTTTATGATGCAGGCACAGGATTTATGCTCATAAAAAGAGAGGTATTTGAGAAGCTCATTAGTGCTTATCCTGAATTAAGATATCAAGATGATACAGGTGGATTACAAGAGAATGAAAAGGATCACACTTACGCTTTCTTTAATTCTTATGTTGACCCAGACACAGGGAGATTCTTATCAGAAGATTATGGTTTCTGTAGATACTGGCAAGAAATTAATGGTGGAGTTTGGACTGATCCATCAATTGAAATGTTACATTTAGGAAGAATGAGATATCAAGGAACAATGTTAAATTGGCTTGAAAGACACGCTGCTCCGGCAGACTAAAAATCACTTGGAAATTGGTTTTTACTGTATTACATTGTACCCTTCTGAAATATATACTAAAATTTGGTATAAGATTAATAAAAATCAGGGGGCGTTAAAAATTTAATTAATAAGTTAATGAGGTTCTCGATCAAAGATTTGATGCGCGGCCTCATTAATTTTTTAATCAACTCTCGATCTGATCTTTTGTAATGATCTCATTAATTAATTAACGAAAGGCTCGATCACTAAGCTCGTAAGCCTTTGATCAAAGATCTCCTGGACTGATTTATTAATTTTTTCATTAATGGCTGAAGAGTTCTCTGAGCTCCAAAATGAATTCCAAAATTCATTGTTTCCTGTGTAGTCTTTGAATTTTCTTCACGCTACACTTTGTGTCAGCCTTCATTAGAGCTTTGATGAAGTAATAAATAAAAAAAAAGAAATAATAAATTAGGAGTTTATTGTGGATAATAATTTAGGCAAATCAAAAGCTGAACTTATTGACGAAAAGTTGATGGGTTTAGAAATTGAAGATGGTGAAAAAAATTACGGTATTATTTGCCGAATTGATGAAATAAACAATGACTTCAAAGTTTACACAACTCTTGGGTATAGTTTTAACGCAGGACTAATCTTAAATTTGGTCGCATTGGTAAATCTTCATAATAAGGCTGCTGCTAAGGCTGAGGAAAATGATGACCCAAATGTTGAGTATTTACAGCCTGCTTATTTTGATAATGCTAAGTTATCCAATAAGATTATGTCTCGCCCTAAGCCAATGGCTCACTCAAAAGTTTTGCGTTCTAATGGTTCTGTAAATAATACTGCTCAAGTCAGTAAAGATGAGGCTATCAGTATTACTTCTCATACAAGTAATGCTGATGCTTTCCCTGAAGATACTTCTTACAATGCGACTAAGAATAAAACAGGTCTTACTATTGACGAAATTTGTGAGCGTGAGGGTATTTCTGTAAATGAGTATTTCGAGAGCCGAAAGGGTAAGGAAAATGAGTAATCAAGAAGAAATCGAATACTGGAAAGAAAAGTATCAGCAATCTCAAATGGTAAATGCCAAGTTGAGAGAAGATCAAATAAGAATGGAAAAATTCAAGATAGTAGAACTAATGGAAAAAATGTTCAGCTTTTTGGATTTGCCAATAAATAATGACGAAGATGTTGTTATTTATAATGCTAAGGCTAAAGATAGCCTTGTAGCTTATTTGAAAGGTATGATCAATAATGAACTTGGTCATAATCATTACAAAGGAGAATAGCAATGAATGAAATTGAAATTCAAAAGCTCAAAGAAGAAGTTGAGTTTTACAAACAGAAAAGCGAACAGTATTCTCAATCTTGGAGATTAGCTTTGACTGAAGGTAGAAAAGCTAAGCAAGATGAAATAAATGTTGCAAGATTTAATGTTGCAAGAATTCTTACTTCATTGCTTCTCAAAGATATTAAGAGAATTTGCTTTACTGATTCTAAGCCTAATGATGGATTGAAATCAGACATTATTATTGCCTTGAACAAATTGAAGAGTGAAATGAATATTCATTTTGAAGACGGAATGTTTTACTTCTATTCTGAACAAGGTAATAAGTCAATCGTTGATGGAATTGATTTGACACAGTATGAAATTTACAACAAAGAATGGATGAAGTAATGGAACAAGAAGAAAACAAAATCAAAAGAGCAACTAATCGTTTGGATAAAATCCAAAATGATTTGGCAAAAGGATTAATCAATCAAAAACAATTTGAAAATCATCGACTTCTAATTTTAGTTAGTTTAGTCATTGAAACAAAGAAACAAGCAAAAGAAGAATTCAGTAATGGTTGGAGAAATCACAATGGATAACGAAGAAACAAAAACAGGAATTCGAAAAGTAAATATCAATACTCTTAATCTTAGAAGTAGAGGTGCTGGTAAACCAAAACCAAAGCCTTCGCTTTTTGATAATCCAGAAGATAGAACTTTCTGGAAGAGTGATGATAAAGGCATTGCTTTAGAAATGGCATTGACTAAGAATGAGATTAGGCGTTCTCTTAAAAATGGGGAGATGCTTGATGTTAAGAATAGTCGTACAGCTAGGCATTTAGATAAAGATCACATTAGTGAATTAATGAAGTATCAGCTTGATCTTATGCTTGACATTGCTGTTGAGAATGAAGCAAACATTTTTGTTGATATTAACGGTGACGGAATTGTTATGGTTGATTTCAATAAAGAGACTGAACAATTTGAATTTATCTTTACTAAGAAGTAAGTAAAGAAAACAATTGTAAGAAAGCCGGGGCTTTTGCCCCGGCTTTTTTATTAAGGAAAATTATGGAAGAACATTATCCCAAACTTAAAAAACTAATTGAAGGAATTCATTATGGACAAACAGTTGGTTATTATGTTGGTGAACTTGATGACCAACAAGAAAAGAATGTTGTAAAGATGATTAAAAAGATTGCAAAAAGAAATCTTATTGAAATTCACATTCGTTGGTCAGCAGATAAGCAAACTGTAAAAATTACGGAGGTATTTTAATGAGCATTAATCCTAACTCAGATGAAGTTATGTTGTTAATGATGATTGAAGATCTTGAAAGAAGAATTCAAGATTTGCAAAAAAAGAATAAAAAGATGAAAGAACTTCTCAACATTCTTTTTGAATATAACAAAAACTTAAAAACAAATGGAGATGAATAATGGCTATTTGCAAAATATGTAATGGTGAATTCATAGATGAAAGATTTGAAGCTGGCTATGATTATTGCTTAGATGAAAAGTGTAATCGTATTGGTCTTGATGAAAGAGAAAGAGAATTTCGTAAGATTTATACTCCGGCTTTACTTCACAAATGTAATTACTTTTGGGTTCGTAAAGACGAATTGAAAAGTCTAAATACAAGAGCAGACATTATAGATGGTTATGGAGATCAAAATGGTTGAAAATTCTACTTATGGTTGGCCTTGTGATTATTGCGGTGATTTAGATCCAGATTTTAATTCAACTTGTGAAAAATGTTTTGAAATTCACAAAGATGAAATTAAGAAAAAAATGCTTGAAATAATAGATAGACCAAAAAGAAAAAGGAAAGTAAGAAAATGAAGTTGGTTAGATGTATTGAATGTGGTGAAACTTTTGAAAAGTTTTTTCCTGAAGAAAAAATATGTATTGTATGTCATCAACATAAAATGGTATGTGTTGGAAAAGAATGTAAAACTTGCAAAAGAGTTAGAAACAAAAAGGAAAATAAGAAATGATTGAATGGTTAGTATTTGGTGTCGTAATGATACCTTTTATTGCAGTTAGTATTGCATTAATAATTGAATGCATTGATGAATATAGGAGTTGAAATGAACTTTAATGAAATGTATGACACTGTAACAAAACTTGTAGATGAGTTTGCAAAAAGCGAAAGTAAGTTTGCTTTTCCAAATGAATATATAAAAGTGTTAATGAAGTTAAAAGCTGTTCAAGATGATTTGTCTTGGGCAGCTTATTATGAAGAAGTTAAAGATAAGGAAACCAAATGATTAGTAATGAACTTATTAGTTATAGACTCAGTGAAGACGAAGTAAAACAATTTGTTTCCGCTGACTATGGAGTTGATTCAAAATCTGGAAATAAAACAATTGGCAAAACAATTGTTGAAGTTATGAGTTCTTTTGAAATTAAAAAAGAACGTAGTTGTTTTTATTCACAAAGAGTTAAAGATTTGACAATTCAAAAGTTGAAGCAAAATCGTAAAGCCGGTCCTTCAATTAAAATGGGAATTGCAAGTAATTATGTTCATTACATGATTATGTATCAAATCAGAACTTTTATTTTTTATAAAAACAATCCCGATATCGCAAAAATTGTGAAAGGAAAATAGACATGAATAACGAAGAATTTAACGAAGAAGAAAACTTTGATCCTGTCTTTATTGAAGAAGTCAATGAAGAAGAAGACTTTGATTTTGTTCTTGAAGTTGTAGACCCTAGTGATTTTCAAAATCAAGGTAAGTTTGCAACTAGGGATCAAAATGGTAATTTGAAGTATTATCACGAACTGGAAAGAGCTATCCAAGACTTTTTAAGTTACGATGGTTATAGGCTTGATCTTGAAAGTGATGATGCTTATATGTTTATTCATAGAGAAGAATTGCCAGAAGTAGTTGACTATAAGCCAGGAAGTATTGGATTTGCTAATCCAAGTTCTACTGTTTTTTATCAAGCAAAAATTACTGTAATGATGAAAAGGAAGTTCTAATATGAACATAACAGATTTAATTGTTGATGAAGATGAGTGCAAATGTGAAGAAATGGAACAAGGTCAACCTTGTGTTCATTGTATTGAAACAAAATATGAATAGGAGTAACAATGAGAGCTAATGTTTATTTAGTTAACGAGAATGTTTATGGGTTTACTAAAACCTGTATGCATTGTAATGAAGATACTGATTTCATTCTTGATGAAACTGAGTATCAAAGATTGATTATCAATAACGAATACATTCAAGATGTATTTCCTCTTCTTGGTAAAGAAGAGCGTGAAATGATGATTAGTGGAACACATCCAAAATGTTGGATTGAAATGTTTGGTTCTGAAGATGATTATTCAGAATACGAAGAAGGAGAAAACAATGAGTAATTTTGAAATTTGTACTTGTGGTGAGCCGGGCTGTGTTGGAAATATTTTTAAAAATGCTGATACATACTTTAAAGAAATTCCAATTCTATTTATGACTAAGTTCTATAACAAAGTAATGTCAATTCACGCAATTGAAGACCATGAAGTATTCCCAGAGCGTGAATGTATTTTTGACGATTACACAGATGATTTGGATTTGGATAATCCAGATTGGCTGCTTTGGGAATGGGAAATGGCAAAGTAATGTACGAATGCTATGTTTGCTTTACGGTTTATGATGAAGAACCTGAAGATTGTATTTGTACAGTTTGCTATGAAGAAACTGTTGTAAAAATTAGAAATGGAAGGTATATGTAATGGGTATTGAATATATGGAACTTGGTTCTACTCCTTATGATGAAGATTGTGCTCAAGTTGGTTCTGTGGAATACAATAAGTATTCCCGGAAGGAAATGGAAATCTATATTAATCAATTAGATCGTATGTTTCCTGATGCTGAATTGAAAGGCATTGATTTTAAAATCAAATGGTTTAATCATGATTTTGGTCGTTATGGTGAAGTTTGTGCTTATTGGAACACAGGCGATGAAATAGCTGATGAATATGTTTATATCATTGAATCTGATTTACCAAGCAATTGGGATGAACAAGCAAAACAAGAATTGAGTGAGCTTTATGTATAAAGGTAAAACTATTACTGAACTTGCTAAAGACGGTTTAGCGAGACCTCAAGACTTTGGTTATTGGGGCCCAGAAGATATGTTTAAAACTTGGGGTTTTTGTGGTATTGATAATACACATCAAAGCCTTTTGGAAAAATCAAATTTTGAATGTATCACAAGGGATTTGATGAAACTTCATCCTGAAGATTTTAGAATTGAAACTTATAGACATTGGGCTGTCGGTTCAATTGACAGATTAGTTTGTCGAATCTTAAAGAGTGAAAGTGAGATTACATATGATAATGTAACTCAAGCTTTTATTGTAACTATGGGAATTCTTGATTCTCTCGATGATTATTGTATTTATGATGAAACTCATTATTACAATATGGAATATGATGAGTGTGTTGAGATTATTAAAGATCTGGATGAACATCTTGATATTATGATTAATAAGAGTAATGATGATTGGGCTGAAAGCATTTATCATGAATTAACTCGAAATCTTAATATTGAGTTTTGTCCTGATGCTGATGCTTATCCAAAAGATAATGACATTATTGAAGCTGTCTATAATCTTCAACTTTGGAATAAGGAAGCAATAGATAAATGGAATGAATGGACAGACCAAAATGGTTTAGAAAGAGTTCCTGTAAGAGTAATAAGTCCAAATCAATTAAAACTATTTGAGGAGTAAAAATGAACCACTATGAAGAATACATGAAGCATGTTGAAGAAAATCCAAGTAAGTATGAAGAAATTGATGCTGCTTTTGATTCTTTAACAAGAAATATTAATGATCTATCTAAGCCAATAAGTGATGATTATGAATACGGTGATGAATGGGATTGGGATAGAAATGACCGTTCACAATATTGTATTCATGGAACTTTTATTGGATCTTGGTGGGGGCCAGATATTTTATGTGGAAGATGTGAAATGGGCGAAGGCTCAGATAATAATGAAGAAGATGATGAATTTTAATGGATAAAGAACAATTAATAGATGAACTTCAAAATGTCCTTATTGGTATGGATGTTCCAAACCAAAGAAAAAAGGATATTGGATGGCTCAATCGTAATCTAGCAATTAATAATCAAGATCACCCAAACTTTTTAAAAGCGGTTTGGATTCTTAAACAACTAAACAAGGAAAAATAAAATGGAAGAACAAAATAACGATACAGCACTTTTTAGTGCAACAATGGTGCTTACAGCATATGTTGATGAGCAAGGAAATGTTAAATATGTAAAGTCATCTTGGGATGACCTTTTCAAGAAAGAAGAAGACAATGCCTAATTGGTGCGAAAATCATTTGACTATCTATGGCAAAAAAGAAGATATGGACAAATTCATTTCTGTTATTAAAGCAGGTGAAGAAGAATATCAATTATTAGAAAAACTTTATCCAACTCCTGAAGAGTTGATGATTGGTGATGTTTCATTTACAGTTGATGAAATCCAAAAAGCCAATTTTGAAAAGTTTGGCTATAAGAGCTGGTATGACTGGCGAATTAGTAAATGGGGAACTAAATGGCCGGAGACAGATTTATTTGTTCAACAAGAATATACAAATCGTCGAGATGATAAAGCAGAAATTGCTTTTGGTTTCAATACAGCTTGGTCACCACCTATTGAAGCATTTGAAAAAATTAGTGCTGATTATCCAAACATTCTTTTCTGTCTTTATTATGAAGAACCAGGAATGGGCTTTTGCGGAAAGAATATTTGGTTTGATGGTGAATGCAAAGAAGAGTACCAATCTGAACTGATTCAAAACTATTTTGAAGAAGATTACCTTTTTGAAACCTATAGCGAAGAAGCTAAAGCGTAGATACTCAAAATCTACAAACAATAAAACAAAAACAACGGGCGTAAGCCTAATCTAAACGAAAGTAACAAAACAATGGAAAACGAACTTTTTGACACAATCTTTGATTTGTCAATGACAAATCCTGAAATCACAAATGCAAAAGCATACGGTTTCAATAAGACTGATGATGGGGTGACTTCAAAATTAATCATGAACGCATCAGATATCTATGAAATGATCGATCACCTTAATGATGACAAATCATTTCATATTTACAACTATCTTAGCCTTGTAGCAACAGGTTGGGCTGCACCTTTAAAAAATGGTGAAGTTGATGGTGCGCCTAGTGAACATCCAGAAAGAAGAAGAGTATCTTTGGTAATTCTTGCTGATGTTGATAATAAGAGTATCTTGGGCAGTGTACTTCAGTTTGAAGGTGAAGAAGAAGAAAAATTGTATGATTACAATACAGCAACAGGAACTCTTGCTGATGCTTTTAGTTCAATCTTCGAGGATTAATTAATGTTCTCGATGGATGATTTCAATAAAGATAAAGATTATTACGAAAATTTCAAAAGTGTTGATAATTTAGGTGAGTTTCCAACATATCTTATGTTGGTAACTCATAAACTCAAAGAAATAAATCTTGATGAAACTACAAAGAGTGGTCATGAATTGATGATGAAAATCTTCAATATGACAGGACTTAGCCTTATAGATGAAAATGAGCAAGCACTAAATGTAGTTATGGCTTTGATTTCTCATATTTATGCAATGATTCTGTTTTTTGAAAATCAAGATTCTTACTTTGAATATTTTGATAATACCGTAATCTATCCAATGATAAATGGAGGTAAAGATATCTAATGGATTGGATTGATAAAGCAGCTTGTAAAAACATTTCATCAGAGATATTTTATCCAGATGGGATTGATAAAGCAGTTGATGCAAAGAGAGAGGCTTCTGCAAAAATTATTTGTAAACAATGTCCAGTTGCTGCTGAATGTTTAATGCATGCAATTACAAATGAAGAAAAATATGGAGTATGGGGTTCTTTTGCACCAAAAGAAAGAACGAGTATTCTCTCTTTATTTTCATATGAATATATAAATGTCGATTTATGTAGAGCAATTGTTAACATAGAAGTTAAGCATATCAAAGCAAAAGTCTTAAGAAATGAGTTTACTTACTAATGGAAAAAGATGTAGGTCTTTCTTTTAATTCAACAATAACCGTTGAAGAAGCAAGAAAGAAATTGCGTGTTCCTTTTCAATCTGAGAATCAGAAGATTGATGTTGAGATTAAAAAGTCTTTCATTGATAAAATAGTAGGAAGGATGTTTAAAAAAGATGGAGCGTAAAGCGATGGTCTTGATAAACAAATATAGGAATGCTTATTTAGTTGCACAACACGAAGGGTCTTATGCTTTAAATATAAAGTATTATGCCCATCGTCATTATATGTCAGATGAAGATTTTTCTGAAGCATATGACATTGCGAAGAAAGCATTCTTTGATAAAGTTGAATTCATAATTGCACATTATGGATTTAAAGATTTTTCCGTTGAAGGAAGAAGTGGTGGTTGGCTAAAGCCAATGACTGAAACAAACAAAACAGTTCAAACTGTGTTCGATGATTATCTTACTTTTGAAGAATATCTTGTTCAAGATAAGATCTATCATATGTTTGAAATGATAAAAGAACAACAAAGAGGTATTAAAAACATTCTTGAGTATTCAGAAACTCTGGATGATTTTATTCAAAACATAGAAAGTTATGAGGAAATATGAGCACAACAGAGAAAAAGACTTGCGCTGAGCTTGTCTATGAGAAAATGCTTGATAGAAGCGTTCAGATTGAAGAGCTGAATGACATTATTGAAGACATTGAATCTGATGGTGATAAAGTATCAGAGGCTGTGGAAGAACTTAATAATCTTGCATTAGAGATTAGTTCTTTTAAGGTTATTAAAATTCTTTTATCAACAGGCGGTCCTGCCGATTGGCTTGAGGCAAAAATTGATGATGATGGTGAGCTTTTTCAATTGACTTATCATTATTCTGATTGGTTTGACCACGCAGAAGTAAATGTCCCAATTAATTCATATCTTTGGGATTATGCAACAACTATCATTGACACTGAATAATAAGAAAGAGAAATAAAATGGAATTAGAAAATGTAAGCATTAAGCTTTCACAAACTGCATTGTCAGAAATTATCGATACGGTTGCTGATGCAATCAAAGATAATATCAGTGATTCAATCACTGAGGGGATCAAAGAAGATCTTAAAGATGACATTATGCAAGAACTTGATATCACAGATGATATTAGATCCTATATGTCAGATTGGTTTGACCTTGATGATTATCTACAGCATGTAGATTTGGATTCATATATTGATAAGCCAGATGTTGAAGATGAAATTCAAACAATGCTTCACAATTATAGTCCACTTTCAGATTGTACTACTGCTAAAGCTGCAACTGAGGCTATGCGTGATGCATTGAGATACTTCTTGCTTAAAGATAATGAGATTGTCGAAGACATTGCAAAAGCTTTAGAGCGCCGTAATAAAAGACAACTAGAGTCAGAAATTCGTGATTCAATCATTGAACAAACAAGAGAAGTCATGCGTGAAAGTTTGCGTCATGAGTTCATTAATGAACTTAACGAATACTCTAATGCTGTTAAGAAAGCAGAAGAAATCGTTAATCTCAACAACCAGACAACCAATTGGATTGTCAATCAATAAATAAAAATTGATGTGAGGGGATGGAAGATAATTCTATCCCCTCATGTCGTTAATCAAGAAAGAAAAATTATGAAATATATTAAAGTAACAAATAGTGCAAATAATGTAAATCGTCTTAAACTTGAGAAACTTGGTTTTTCTACAAAGCGAGATGATGTAAATACAATTGGTCAATTTGGTTCTGGTATTAAGTTTGCTCCAATTGCTGCTGCTCGAAAAGGTATTGAGTTTATATTTGTTGGTCAAGATGATAAAGGCCCATATACTTTAGAGTATGTCATTCGAGAAGAAGAAGATATTTCATCAATCTTCTATAAGTATGAAGATTATGAGAAGCCATCTTCTTTTACTGCTGAAGCAGGAATTTTATCTTGGGAGTCTGATTTTCAGATTTATCGTGAAGTAATTGCTAATGCAATCGACGAGGCTAAGATTTCTGGAACTGAATGGAATGCGGAAATTGTTGATGTTGAAAAGATTATCCCGGTTGAAGGTGAGTTTTCTGTTTATCTATCAGCAACTGAATCTCTATCACATATTCATGATAATTTTGATAAGTATTTCTCTGTTAATAGAAATCCAATCTTCATTGATTCTTCTGGAAATAAAATCTATGAACCCATTGATCCAAATGTATTCAGAGTTTATTCTAAAGGCGTTCTTGTATTTTCAGCAGACAATACTTTTAAATCATACGCAAGAGAGCAAAGTCTGCCCGGATTCTTTGATTATGAATTAGATTACAATTTAGAATTAAACGAAGAACGAACTGTCAGTAATACTTTCCAAATGAATAATTCTGTTGTATCTTTGCTTTCAAAAGCTATGGATAGCAATATTATGAAAGCTGTTTTAGATAATCTCATCAATTCAAGCAGCTTAAACAATTATTATGAGAATCAACACATCTCAGAATATTCTTGGAGTTCATATTCGTATTTACAAGATAAAGATCAATTCTTTGACAATTTTATTGAGGTCTTCCCTGAAGGTATTCTATTAAGTGCTAAAGAAGCAAATGTAAATATTATTGAATCAACAAGAGTTCGTGGTTATAATCCAATTGTAATTCAACATGATGGTATTTTTAGCTTTTTGAAAAACATTGGTGCTCCAACATACAATAGTATTCTTGGTGAATATTTCAAATATGATGTAACTAAGGATCTAAGTTTGTATCCAACAATCGTAAGTTCAATGGCCATCATTAATGATATCTATCCAGAATTTGTTGAAGAAAATGATGGAATTGGGGTTTACTTTGGTGATGATGAAAGAATTCTTGCTGTAACAACAAATATTCCTTTTGAAAACGAAACGGAATACACTAAGAAAATTCTTGTAAATCATTCATTTGCTGATGTTGCAAATATTCCACAAATGATTTCTACTCTTGTTCATGAATGGGATCATAAGAAAAGTGGAATTGGTGATGGTGATTCTATGGGTAGAGAATTTCGTAGTCTTGCTGATGAAAAAATCGGTTATCTGATTTATGAACTCTGGAAGGCGAAGAAGAAAAAATAGCGAAACCCCTCACTTGACTGTCTAGTGGAGTGTAGACTATGGCAAACAATAACAAGGAGTTTGCTATGGACATGGAACAATATTATCGATTTATGAAATGGACTACCTTTGTAGTATTTTGCATAATCTTTCCTCCGATAGTATTTCTATTGCTTATTGCAATGGTTATGTTTATGGTAGGAGGTAAGTAATGCCAAGATATGAAAATTATTTTGTTGTTGAGTTTAGATTTCCTGTAATTGTTGAAGATGTTTCAACAGTAGCAGAAGCTGTATCTAAAGCAAACAGAATATGCGAAAGAGTGCATGGATTCAAACCAAACAATTGGTTTGCGAGAATATTTGAATATTCCACTAGACAGAAAAATCCCGGTGTTGCTAAAGAGTATTTTTATAATCCAAACTCTTTAACTTATAGAGAGATAACAAAGAATGTTGAGTTGTTTAATACTCTTCATTCTAGAAATCTTTCAGTTGAAGATATTTATGATTATGAGAAATTCATTAGCAAGGTAGCTATTGATGAAGAAATAAAAATTAATGACGACCAATAATAGAAAGGTTGTTTGCTGCGGTTGCCAAAATCAATTCCTAACATCTAGTACAACTGTTTATAGAAAGAAAAGATGTTGTGGTAATGAAATGTGTTACAAGGTTATTGATCAAAAAGTAACCAATGCAAATTACAAGAAACAACAAAAGAAAATTGCAAAAGGAACTTTTAGACATGGAGTTCCTATTGAAATTAAAAAGGAAATTATCCTAAGAGATAAGAATACATGTAAACTTTGCTATGAAACCTGTGCTGATAATAAAGCACAGGTTCATCATATTATTCCGGTATCTAATGGTGGATTGGATGAAAGAAACAATTTAGTTCTTCTTTGTTCTGATTGTCATACATTAGTTCACCAATCAGGTTGGGAAAAATACCAAGCTCATTTGAATAATTACACGAAGTATACAGAAAGAACTAATTAGTAATAATTAAGGTTTGGAGATATGGCGGAATAGGCAGACGCAGAAGACTTAAAATCTTCCGATGAATAATCGTATGGGTTCGAGTCCCATTATCTCTACAATGCTAGGTAAGGCAACTAGCATATACTAAAAATGCCTAAAGAATAACAATAAAACAACTGGCGTAAGGATAACATTAATATGGGATATTATGTAAACACAACAGAAAATGTAGAATTTTTTCTACCAAAAGAAAACATTGATAGCGTTTATCAAAAGATGTGCGAACTAAATGACTTTGACGATTTAAAGCGTGGAGGAATGTATGGTTCAAACAATGACCCGGTTGAAGGAGAACGATATCGCAGAGATAAATGGTTCTCTTGGATGTCTCCTAACTATCCAGAAACTTGTAAGGATATGTTTGAGATTCTTCAAGAACTTGGGTTTTACTGGAATCTCGATGAAGAAGGAAATGTAATTAACATTGGTTATGATTACAACAAGACAGGTAATGAAGAGTATTTCTTATGCTGCTTTGCTGGATTTGTTGCAGATGGATCAGAAATTGAATTCAAAGGTGAAGACGAATCTTATTGGAAATTCGTATTCAAGAATGGGAAAATGACTCGATATGATGGCGAAGTCGAAATTAAATACTATCTTAAGAATTCAGAAGAATACGAATTTGGCAAGCCAACAAATGCTGATGTTCAAGCAGAAATTTGGAGAAAGAACTTTTATGAAGATCTTAAGAAGAACAAAGATCTCGAATCAAAAGTAATTGGTGAGCTTTAAATAAGTTCGGGGGGTTTAGCTCAGTTGGTAGAGCAGTAGACTTTTAATCTATTGGTCATGGGTTCAAGTCCCATAGCCCCTACTTTTAAAAGAAAGGAAAAGTATGTTTCATATTTTTACAACAGCAATGATAATTATTTTTCTATCAATAATTCTTTTAGGATTAAAGGATGGATAAGTAGTGTATAATGTATAAAGGTAACACTATGAGGATTAAACCATTTGAAGAGCATAAAGATCAGTTATTTACTGATTATGCTATGCAACTTTTTAATGCTCATTGTTCAGATAATAGCCATGAGATGATAAAATTCCTTGTGGATTCTCTTGAAGAAGAGGCTGAAGATAATCCTGCATTTTTGCCGGGCCTTGTCTTTGGCTGTATGGTTCATATGTTAATGATGACTCAGATTATTTCTTTAGAAAGAGATGTTCCTATTAGTGAAGCTACTGCTTCATATGTTTCTATGTATCAGAGTAATAGAAAGAATCTTGCTAAGATGTTGGGAAATAGACCCGATTACGCAAAAGAATTGATAACCAAACTGTCTGAAGAAGACTTCAAATAAACTTTAGTTAAAATCTAATAAGCCGAATGGTCCGAACGGTTTGACGGAGAAAACCTTATAAGTTTTTTGAATAGGTTCAATTCCTATATTCGGCACTTAAACCATTATTTGATATAATGGTACTTACATTTTTTATCACTGGAGGTGATGCTTATTGAAATAACCTGTGAAACAAGTAGCATTAAAAGATTGATGCAGTGATCTTGTTTCGCAACCTTAGCAAAATGCTAATACGGTCTGTATAAAAAGATTTGTAGGTCTTATTTATCTTCCGTAAAACCAATAGTTTTAAGGAGCGAAAATGAAAACTAATCATAAAATAAAATCTACATTACTGTCAACAATTATGCTTTCAACAGTAATGTTAGTATCAGAAGCAAAGGCTTCTAAAAATGAAAGCGTAACAATAACTTCATCAAATAATATTGCTGTATTAATTGATGAGTATCCAAAGTATCTAGAAAATGGTAAGCCTAAAGCATTGGATATCTATTGGGATAGAATGGCCCAATGCGAAACAGGTGGAGATTGGAAGAACGGTGGAAGATGGTCTGGAGGTTTAGGAATATATCAACAGACTTGGGAAGGTTTTGGTGGAAGACAATTTGCAGCAAAACCTCATTTAGCAACAAGACAAGAGCAAATAGTTATTGCTAATAGAATATCAACACAAGGGTATCAAACAAAGAATACTTTTAGAACTCTTAAGGATAAACAAAACAATAAACCTCATTTTCAAAATCCAGTTGGATTTGGAGGATGGGGTTGTAAAAAATCTGTTGGTAATCCGGTGCTTGTTACTAAACCACCTTATAAGATATACTTTTGGAAATTTCCTGTTGGAGAAAGAAGCCAAAGGGTAAGGAAACTTCAGCGTCTAATCGGTGTTGAAGCAGACGGTTATTATGGTGAATGGACAAAAAAGAAACATCTTGCTTTTGTTAAAAAGTATAGGCAGTCCATTGAAGATGACCATAATAATTATTTAAGATCTAAAGGTTTGGTGCGCTAGAAACCAAAGAGACACAGCAATGTCTATATTAACAATAGTTAATATCTAGCAATTAAATAGGGGTTTAGTTATTACCTCAAAACCCCGTATCTGGTATATGTGCGGGTAAAAATAACTAATATACCAATAAGCTTCTATAGTTAAATGGATATAACGAGGGACTTCTAATCCTTTATTCTAGGTTCGAATCCTAGTGGAAGCACTAAGAGAATGGTTACGGTTAGGTCCTGGATATTACTAACTGTAGCCATTCTCTTTTTATATCCCCAAAAACAAGGAGAATAATATGGTTAGCAAACACTGGCCTTTTAGTGAAGAACAAACTGAATTCATAAAGAGTGCAAACAAGTTAACAAATGCTTTTCATGATTTGTTAATCAAATGGCATACTCTTGATTCAAAAGATGATCAATTAGCTTGTATTGGTTATCCTTTTGGTGAATCATTAGAAGATGTTTGGGCATCGGTTTCAGAATGGAGTGAAGGTATAATTAAAAACTTTAAAGAGTCAAATCATTTTTCCCCAACAATTACTGTAAGACAAATGAAGAAAGTTCTCGATGGACTTGAAGATGATGAACAAATTGTTATTTGGGATGAGCAGAAAATGTGGTGGTTAAATATTGGTTCAGTTGATGTACCAGATCAAGAAAATCTTTTTACTTTAGTTCTTTACCCAAAAGATACATTCGATACAAGACAATTCTAAAGGAGAATACAATGAGAACATTAATGAGTTGGTCAGAAGAAGATATTGAAGTTCATGACCATTATTTAGAAACAGGAAATTATGAGGCATTGGCTAACTTTCACGCTGATTGTGCAAGTCAGTTAATGCTTTCAATGAAACCACAGAAAGGTGTATTTTATAATACAACGCCTTTCCCATTGGTTGAAGCACAAATTCACGCACAGCTATCTACAACATTTGCAATTCTACATAAGGAAAATAATTAAAATGGAAGATAGAGTTATTATTGAAGGAATTATTCAAGTATTACAAACACCGGGGGAAGAGTTAACTGACGGTGAATGTCTTGATGAAATAATTAAATTAATCGAAACAAAATACACAATTGATTGGAGCAAGCAATGAAAAAGTACAGAGTAGAAAAGCACTATAACAAAGTAGAAATTTATATTGTCGAGTGTGAAGAAGGTGAAGATCCAAAAGATTTCGTTGAAAGAAATTGGGATTTAGAACCTGATGACATTGTTGAAGACTTTGACTATTATAATGTCATCGATAAAGAAATGGATGATGCAATGGAATTAGTTGGAAGAATGAGAAGAATTGATTGGTATTATCATTACAGTGATGACTATTCAGTTTGGTCTAGAGGACAAAATGAAGTTGACAAATTGATTTCTGATTTGTCAAAGTTGAATCTAACAGAGAAAGACTTGGCTAATCTTAAGGAAGCTTCTCATATTTACAATCAGGTAAGTCACAAAGAGCAAGAAAAACTTGATTTAGCTAATTCAGATTGGGATAGCAGATTAGATTGGCTTTATAAGAGGACACAAAATGGAAAATGAATTTAACGAAGAATGGCCAAGAAAAATTACTGCACATAAAGTAATTACTTATGATACAGAAATTGCCTATGAGCAAATCTTGGAAGAAAGAAAAGAAGATAAAGATGACACCCCAGTTACTTTTGAAGATGTGGTTGAGAGAATTCTTGAACTTGCAAAAGTAGATTTTAGTTGTGGTTGGGGCCATCAAGCAGATATTACTGATCTTATTATTACTGATGAGAATGGAGATGATTATTAATGTTAGAAGAAGAGTTTGACCCTTCAGAAGTTGGATACTGTGATTATTGCGATAAGCCTTATGTGTTAGGTAGCGAAACGGATCATAATCCAGAAACAGGAAATCATTTTGAATGTGAGGAATGATAAAATGCAAAAAGTATTTAGTGTTTATCTTACTGTTGAGCAAATTAAATTGATAATGAGATCAATTGAAAATGACGATCATGAAAATGATTCATGGTTAGTTATTTATAAAAAGCTAAGCCAAATGTTGAAAGCAGGTAAATAATATGTTAGTTAAATATACAATTCATAGAGTTGGAACTCCAAAATTAGCTTTCCCAAATCATCCAAGTTATTGGGAATCTGAATATTGGAACAATGATGATGGTTGGGGTCATAAATCAACTGCAACTGTTTTTGAAAACAAAGAATCAAATTTACCATTAGATGGAGAATGGGTAGAAATTTATGTCAACGAAGATTAACAAAGAAAAAGTCATTTATAAAGAAATGCAACCGAATTTTTTTATATGCTACTTTTGCGAATTACCTATGTATCAAGATCTTGGTTATATTGGATTTCAAAATGGGCATATTGTTCATCCAATGAGTTGTCAAAATTGTAAAATTAAAATGGAGAATGAGTAGAAGATTATGTCAACAAAATTTAACGAAGAAGAAGTAACAGTATTTCCATTTGAATTAACAAATGAATGCACTTGCGAAGATTATGATGAAGAAACTGAAGCCTTTAGTCCTTCATCAGATTGTTTTGGTGATTGCTTTAATGATCAGTTAGATTATTTTAGTATGGCTACAAAAGAACTATTTGATAATAGTGAAACATCGTGGTGGAAAGTATCAAACTTAAAGCTATGGAATGGTAATCATAGTGGTTTATTTTATGCCGAAAGTGTTGAACAATTGGTTGAAGGTATGACTGTTCGTAGCGGTTGGATTATGCGTGGAACTATCTATAAAGATAAGATTGAGTATTCTCTTTCACATCACGATGCTCCAATGGGTAGCAATACTTTATTGACAAATGTAACAGAAAAAGAAAGACAAGAATGGGGATTGTATTAATATGAAGATTCCAAATTTTAAATATGACATTGAATGGCTACAAGACACATTGCCAAATCAAATTTCAGATATGTTTTATTGTGAAGGTTATGGTCATAGTCCAGTTTGTCATATAACTGGTAAAGGTAAGAAAGTTTTAATTTCTTGTGATGGAGAAATGAAGCTTAGATACAATGACAAAACTGGAAAAGAACATATCATTACTGATTTATGGGATCTTATGGAAGCCGGAATTAAAACAGATGATGATTACAATAACAACATAATGAGGATGGAATGGGATTATAATCCTTGGTTTACTGCTTATGATGTAACTCATAATTATGATCCAACATTAGGTGAAGATACATATGACCATCTGGATTTTGTTGAAGGAAACTTATTAGACATAATTGACCAAGTTGTTAAATACATAGAGACAGGAGAGGTAAATGACTAAGGGATTAGTTGTTAGAGCAGATAACACAAAAGAATATGTTGAAATTCAAGACTGGAAAGAAATCCAAGATATTGTAGGAGGGTTTTTCAGTGTTGTAGATTTTGGCAATAAAGGATATTTTTGTTATATAGATGACGAAGGTAAACTTAAGAATCAACCTTTAAATAAACTTGCAACAGACTTATGGTATGACTCAGGACAAATGATTTTGGTTGGGGATTATCTTGCCGGTAATGCATTGTTTTTTGGAGGTATTGATGATGAAGGAAACGATATGGATATTCCAGAAGATTTCATTAATGTATTCATGAGGTATGAGTAATGAAAAACTATAGAGTAAGTATATGGACAACAGTTGATGTTGAAGCTGGCAATGAACTTATAGCAGAGGAAATTGCTAGAGATATGTTAACTACTGGAGAAATTAAAAACAGAGATTTTTTCACAAATGCTGAAATTCAAGATTGTGATCATGAATTAAATTATGATGATCAACAATCAGAACCACACAAAGGTAATGAATATTACTACTGTAAGCAATGTCGTGAGTCATTTGTATATGATTCCGATAACGATAAATTAATCAAACAATCAGAAGGAAACTAATATGCCACTCAATTGGTCAACAGAAAAAGTAGAATACTTTAAAAACAATCCAGATAGCCTTTGGGTAAAGTATTATAAAGATACTCCTGAAGAGTATGAAGATCTAAATGCAGAAACAAAATCATTGGTTTTTGGAACAATGGCTGTTTGCATGAATTCAATTAACTGGAATAAGTCAGCTGAATTCTTTGCTCGATGGTCTGTTCTAGAGAAATTTGATAATTTCTTTTTGTATTCAGTCTATAAAGAGGGAATGGTATTGGAAAAGGTTTACCTAACTCCACAAGCTGTAATTAAGCATATTGGTTTATCAACTAATGCAACTTCAAAAACCACAAGAGAGTGGATTACTCATCTTTATAATTCTTATGTAAGAGAAGGAAAGCATGAGGGTATTGCAAGAAAAGATATCCAGAACGCTTATGATGAAGCAATTGATAAGTTTAATAATCATATTGCAAATGCTCTAATCAATCAGTCATCAACAAAGGAGTAACAAAGATGGCAAGTAAGAAACCAGCAAAGCCAATGGCAGGCCAAGGAAATGATACAAATAAGAAGCTTCCCGGTAAAGCTGTAATGTATTTTGGATCTAAGACTGCTCAGGCATTTATTTGTCCTACTTGTAGTAGGACTTTGACAAAGGGTATTGTTTATGAAGAAGCAAACTCAATGTTTTGTACTAGAACTTGTATTCCAAAGGTAGCATAATGAGTACTTATGTAGATTTAAATCTTGATGAAGTTAAGGTATTATTGTCCGGACTTCATAATCTTGTAATTGATAAGGAACTTCTCGACTATCTTCAGAGTCGAGATAACAAGTCAATTTATACAATTGAAAATTTAATTTGTAAATTTGAAGATACTTTTAGGAGGTAATGAAATGAATATCAAAACAGATAAAGATGCATTTAACTTTGTAGCAAAGCAATTAATTGCTCAAGATGCAAAATGTCTAAATTCAGCTGAGGATTGTGTTTATAGAGGTTATTCACAAAGTTTTCTCGATGAACTTAGGGATAAAGCTCGTGAAGCAGTTTATGGGTATGATGAAAAATTAGAAGATGAAGATTGTTTTGCAGATGGTCAAGATTATTTTCTTGATTTATTATCAGAAGCTGATCCAGATTTAAAGTGTGCTGCAGGTCATCTTATTCTTGATCAATTCTATGATCAAAATATAGAGGGTCAAACTGTTATGGAAGATGCTCCTGTTGAAGAGGCTATTAAACTTTCAAATCCTGACTGGAATTATCAGGATTCATCTTTAGAATTAGTTAAGACATTACAACAAGTTCATGATTTCAGAGAGGTTTCATCTTGGCCTGTTTTGTTTCAAAAACTTGAAAAGTACTTTGATGAAGATGGAAAGTATCTTCCTAATAGTGTTTTAAAATCAGAAGTAAGGTCTGATGGCTATCGGAATGACTAATTGCGACTTATGTAAATCTTGGATTTCAAGAGAAGAAGTTGCAACACACAATTGTAAAAATAACACACAGAAAGAAAATAAAATGCAATTACAAAATGTAGCATATCCAATTGGATTGAAAATTACCAATATCAGAATGATGACAAAACTTGAGTTAACGGCTGAAGGCTGGGAAGAATCTTATGGTGGATTTCCAGTAGTTATTGAACTTGAAGATGGAGGAAAACTCTATGCCTCAAGTGATCCAGAAGGCAATGATTCAGGTTGTATTTTTGGTATGACTGAAAAAGGTGAAGCGATTATTATTTCTCCTTTAACTCAGGAAATGATTGATGAAGGCAGAAAAGCCTAAGATGCAGTATGAAACAGCCCATGAATGGAAGCAAACAGATATGCCAAATTATTATATCTGTAATTGCGGAAGTATTGGGATTTGGCATGAAGAATTGAATAAGGTTGAGGTTTTAGTTCCAATCCCTTATGAGGTTTATTGTAAAAAGCATGGCTTAATGCTATGAGAAAGATAAATAAAATGAAAAACTACCCGGTTTGCCCTTTGTGTAAAGGTTATATTCCGAATAATGATACCCCAGGAGAATATCCTGGGGCTTTATCAAGGGTTGATAATACTACTGAGATTTGCTCTGAATGTGGTGTTATGGAAGCTCTTGCGGATTATGCAAGATCACAAAACAATCCTAATGTTCTAGATTAATTATACCTAGGACAATTTCTAAGACATTGTGCGCTTTTCAAAATCAATTTTGAGGTGAAAACGCATTTGAAACAATTAAAACGAACACAAGACCAACCAGTGCTAAATAAGAAAGAAATAAAAACACATGACTAGCAACATTTACATCAACAAGAAGCAATTATCTATTTTGAAAATTGCTTTAATGTCTCTAACGAGAGATGACGAAATGTTTGAATTTGCGATTGAGAATGGAGTATTTAGCGAAGACGATATCCATAGTTATATCGAAACTCTTGGTTTGGTAGTTGATTCATTGAGTGAGGCTGAAGGGATGCTTATGGTTAGCGAAATTGATTTGGATACCATTATGGAATGCTCTGATCTTTGGGGTAACTCTATCAATGGTGCTGCTAACTAATCATAAATTAAAAATAGGAGGTTTGAGATGATTATCTTAAACATTATTGGAGTCCTGATTCTGTATGTTATATGGAAGATGGAGAAAGAGACTAATGGAGGTGTTAGGAATATGGATACGGTTTCGGCCTTCCTTATTCCTTGCCTTATGGCAGTCTCAATTTGTTGGATTATCTTTGATATTTTGTTGAAGGTATGACCGGAGGAATAATGAGAAACATTAGAAATAGGATAATTCTTTGGCGGGCAAATCGCCGGGTCAATAAGATTATGAAGAACTCATACGAAAGAGCTCTTCGTGATTTTATGGATAAGCCAGTATGAATTATGAAGATTATGTTAGGAAGACCATTGAGGAATTGAAGGGGTTTAATGCTCTCTATAAGGTTTATGCACCGTTTGGTCTTAAATCTAATGGGGATGACATTATAATCCGGGTCAATAAATTATTGGAAACCCTAATTGAAAAGACACAAAACGATAATAGAGAAGATCCATTTTAATTGGGAGCTTCGGGTGGCCAAAAAAGACTATCCAAAATCTCAAATATTTGCGGGGCTAAATTATTTACTATCCCTAGAGGAATAACCTAGAGAGAAATAGATAAGATAGAGAGTAGATATAGATGGAACCTTTCCTTATTTTGATTACTAGACGAAATCATCGAAAAGTATATTAATAAGAGACGACATAAGCGTAAATTATCGTAATATATATTCTAATTTAGATGGAGTACGGAAGTATTATCCTTATAGATAGGCATTAAAAGGGCTTAGGAGTAAGAGAAATCTTATTCTTAAGCCTTTTTTTTGTGCCCAAAAACCCATTAATTTTAATAGAAAAGTTAATAAAAATATAGAAAAATGGTCTAATTTGGAGTAAAAAGCTTCCGTTTCTTTCTATTCTCTCTAGGGGATTTAACCATAAGGTGAGAATCTAATATTTAGGCCTTA